GCCCTCTTTTGCTCCAAAGAGACCGCCGAGAGCGCCCCCCAGTATTCCGAACAATCCCTGGCCGGAGACGTAAGTGCCCTTTTGATTTCCGAAGAGCGCCTCCATCATCAGCATTTTCATCCCCTGCTCGATCACATAGGTCGCCAAATCCGACCAGATTTTTTTCAGCGCATCTGCCATGCTCTGCTGGCCGGTGATGACGCTGGCGGCGGCCGAAGAGAACGCGCCCGCGATCTCCTGTCCGAAGCCCTGCCAGGCCTGGATCATCGGGCTGAGTTGTGCGATCTGCTGCTCCAGCAGCTTTCGCCTCGCCGCAATCAGCTCCGGGTTGAGCCACTGGGCGTTAGCTATTTCCCACTGCTCATTTTCCGCCCGGAGCGCCTCGACCTGAAGGTTGATGTCGCCGGTCAGAGCGCCGAATTCTTTCTGCAAGCCGATCATGGCCTCGATCTGCTTCTGGGTGTTCTCGTAATCGGTGGTCTCGCCGAGGGATCCCGGCATAACCTCGTAACCGTATTTCAGGTAGGACCCCGCGCCATAGGCCGAAGTCCCCAGCAGCTGCTCGGCCGTTCGCTGCTTCTGGGTTACCTCCAGCATTCGCAGCTTGATGTCGTAGACCTGCTGCGTGATCTTTCCCTGCTCGAGTTCCCAATTGAGGATATCCTTCTCCGCAGCCGCCATCCTGCCGAGATCGCCCGTGAGGTTGGCATATTCCGCCGTGACCTGCTTGATGCTCGTCCACTCCTGGTCGAGCTTTTCCTGTCTTTTTTCTTCGTAAGCCGCCGCATCAAAGGCGAGCTTTACGCGGAGCTCGAGCAGCGCGTTCTGCCTTTCGATCTCATTGGTCTGCAGCTGCAGGGCCAGGTTCTTGTCCTTGGTAAAGTTCCCTTCGGCGATAATGGCCGCCTCGCGGGCATCGTAGAGGCTGTTGATCGTGGCCTCGGTCTCCATCCCCTTGTTCGAGAGCTCGTTGATCTGGGCTTTCAGTTTGGCAGCGTCGGCGAGAATCTTGAGCGCGGTGTAGGGATCTTTTTGCTCCGGCGTGACGAGCTCCGGAAGGCCCTCCTCCACGGGGAAGTTTGGCTTGATCGGCAGGGCCGCGTATGCCGAACCCGGAGGAGACTTCCCCCATCCGCCGAAGAACCCGCCTTGTCCCTTCATGAGCTCCCTCTGCTCCCTCATTTTATCGACGGTCTTCGTGAGGTAATCGAGAACATCTTTCAGGACGGGCAGCGCCTCCTCGCCGATGCTTCTTTTCAATTGGGTCCAGGACGATGCAAAATCGGCGACTTTTTCTTTGTAGGTGCCGAGCTGCATGGTCTGGCCAAAGGCTTTGTCCAACTCCTTGATCCCCCAGGCGGCCTTTTCGTCAAGGCTGGCGTTCTGTCCGAGGGCCGCGTTGACATTGCGGAGCTGGCTCACATAGCGGCCTGCGATCTCGGGGTACCCTGCCATCGTCATGCCGACGATCCGCAGCGTGGATTCGTAACTCTCGCCGGTCTGTCGCGACATGTTCAGGGCCAGGACGACTCCCTTTTGCGCCTCGATGATATTGGTCGTGTACTGGAGCATCGTCGTGAGGGATTTCGAGACAAGATCATCCGTGGTATGGGTCAGCCTTGCGGTCGAATCCGCCCAGGCTTCGAGCGATTCTCCCCAGGTTTTCCAGGAATATCCGGCCCGCTCGGCGGTGAGGCTGAGGCGTTTGGTGACATCTTCGGCATCGGCCGCCTCGGAGACAAAGTCCTTGATGCCCTTGATGAGCCCGTAGAGTCGGACTGGATTGAAGAAAAAACGGACTCCGAGCTTTTCTGGACCTGGTCGAAGGCGGCCTTGGTTTTATCAACAGCTTCGAGGGTAATTTGGACGGTGTTTTCTGCCATGCTGCCTCCGGCAGCTCGCAAAGACCGCAAAAAAATGCGGCGCTAAGGGGTTAAAAATTTCAATTCGCAAAAAAAAGGCCCGCTGAGGCCGCAAAATTTATGTTTCTTCAATCACCCGGATGTTACGGGAGCAGCTGGCGCAGTCCGCCTTGCCGGCTTTTTTGCAGGCCGCGCAGTAGCGGTCCTGCGGTGATTTTTTCTTATCCATTTTTTTGTAGCGATCGCTTTCGATTTGGGCGTAGGCCATCCATTCGCTCATGAGCCTGGAGGGCATTCGCCTTAGCATCCCGTCGACGTCCCAGGTTTTCAGGGTGCGGGCCAGGTCGAAGGCGAAGAGCCTCGTCGGGCTGGATTTTAGTTTTTTTTAATGGCCTCTACCTCGGGCGCGCCCATGCCCGAGAGCCTCATGGCCACGGTAAAGATCGCGCTCATGGCGGCGCCGTTTTTCTTGCCGAGGGCCTCGGCCTCCGCTTGAGAAAAAAGAGGTTTGCCGCGTTCGTCGCAGAGAGCCAGGGAAAGAAGCCTGGCCCTAAAATTTTTCTTTATCGGATTGCCCTTGTCGTCGATCATGCTCGCCTCGAGATCGTCGCGCTCGGCGCCCGAAAGCGATCGGACCCTGACCGTCCCCTTCCACTGGGGGACGAAGACCTCTTCGATCTGAAGATCGTTAACCGATAGGATTGCATCCTTTGTTAAAAAAACCTTTTCCTCCATTAATAAACCCCTCTCTCGCAAAGACCGCTAAGCCCTCGACAGGCTCGGGCCCGCAAAGACCGCTCCCCTAAGGGGCCCCTTGGGGGAAATTTCGCGCCTTCCCCTAAGGGGCCGCTTAGCGGCGCGTGGCCCATCGGGCCTTTTGCGCTCTTGGCGTTGTCATAGTAACGCGTTGGCATTTTTGAGTTCGATCCAGCAGGCGCTGGCGTCGGCGTCGTTGTCGTAGTAGGCTTCGAACTCCAGCTCGGCCACGATGCCTTTGTCGCCGGCGATGACCGGGGCCTGCGGCCTGAAGACCACCTCGTCGAAATTGTAGGTCAGTTTTTCGTTGCCCGCGGATCCCGCGCCCGTGCCTTTCGTCAAAACGATCTGGAGCGAGGTCTCGGTGTGCGCCACGGCCAGGTTGTAGAGCGTCATGCTCTCGAAAAGAGCGGTCAGCTTGCCGCTGACTTTCACCTTGCCCGCGGGGATCGAATATCTCTCGCCCGCGCCGCCGATGACGTAGACCGATCCGTCGAGGTTGTTGTTGATCTCGTAGGTCACTTCGGTGGCCACGCCGAGGGCCACTCCTCCCTGGTTGATCACGGCCTCGAACCCGTCGAAAGGATTATGTCCGAAATCGGTCGGGCTCGGGTCGTGCGGCTGGATGGGGCTTGCCACGGTCTCCTTCGCGCCCATAAAGCTGAAGGTCCCCTCGAGAGGCCCCTCGGCCTTGATCGTCCCCTTGTGGGAGTTGATCTTGCAGCCGTTGTAGCGGATATACTGCAGGATGTCGGTGAACTGCTTCTCGATCTGAAGCCCTGTCGGAAGGGACCCGATCTTGAAGGTGTGCGTGTAAGGGCCGGCGTCGGCGCGAGTGTAGCTTCCGAGAAGATGTTTGAAGAGGCGGCCCATCCAGGGGTTGAGCTCCGTGTTGATGTCGCCGGCGACTTCCTGATTTCCGCGTGCGGGCTTATTGGGGTTTCGCGAGGAGCGGATGACGTTGGAGGCCGTGAAATTTCTCGACAGCCTCATGCTCTCCGACAGGAACGGAACATACATTCCGTCCTTGATGGCCTTGATGCCGTCGAGAAGAATGGTGCAGGCGCCCTTGTCCACGGCCATCTTCAGGCCGATGGAGATCAGCGCAAGATCGGTCGACGGATTGGCGAGCGCCACCTTGAAGCGGGTCCAGGTGCCGGCGGCCACGGCCGGGAGGTTGAGCGTCTCGAGGGGAGAGGCGCAGTTGGCCGTGTTGTCGAGAAGGAGCTGGAAGTCGTTGGCGTCGAGCGCCACGTCCGACTTGATCCAGCCCACGACGTGGGTATAGTCCGCGAGGCTCGCGATCACGATCGCCTCGGAACCCACGATGCCCGTGCTCGCGGCCGTCAGAAGGGCAAAGCTGGCCGACTTGGTGCCCTCCTTGAAATTGACCGCGTCGACATCCTGTGTGACATTGGCGACGACCTGCTCGTTCCAGGCGTCCTCGCAATCTTCGAGCACCAGCTCGGGTGCGCTCTTAAAGGTCAACTCCTCAGCGATAACGACTCTTGCCTCTGATCCCTGTGCTTGCATCGTTGCCTCCTTTTAGTCGGCACGCAAAGACCGCTAAAGTTTCCCCTAAGGGGCCGCTTAGCGGTGCGCCTTTGCGCGGCCCAACGGGCCTTTTGCGCCTTTGCGCTATATTCGTTCATAGACTGTTAGCGAGAGCTCTGCGTAGTGACAGAGCACGCTTCCGAATGTTCTCGCCTCGATCACCGCGACCTGGACGCGGCCGTGGCGCTCGCAGGTGCCGTTGAGATTTTTGTTCGTGCGAAACGCCGTCCGGACGCTCTCGATCAGGGCGTTGAATGCTTTTTCCGTGGCGGCCGAATCGCTCACGCCCATGTATCCCCTGATGATGTAGGTGTGATCGTCCTCGTGCGCCTGGGACCCGATCGTGATGACGACCTGCTTCTCGCCCACGGACCGGCGCGAGATCTCCCAGCCGCGGATCTGGTCGACTCCGGAGATGGTCGTCTTGAAAAGATCGATGAACGTATTCCAGTTGGCCGCCCACCGCTCGTAGTCGTAGACCTTGCCCACGTTCGTTACGGCGGAGAGGATGGTATATATTTGAGTTCGGATAGCGGTTTCGCTCATGCTTACCCCTACGCTAAATCGCAAAAAGCCCCGCCAAGGCCGCAAAAGCCGCTTCGCGGATTCATTCGTTTAGCGTTTTTGCGATTCTAAACCCGGCGTCGTTGAATATTTTTTTGAGGCGCGGCCAGCCTTCTTTGAAGGCTTTCTCGAACATGGCCGCCCCGGGGAATCCGCGTTGACCTATTTTTCTGCGAATTAGGAATTCAATCCTTCTTGCGGAGCGCAGATCTGCGCTCCCTACCCCCATCTTCACTTCGATCCACCTGAGAAGCGCTCCCTCGGGAGGCCACTTCTTTCCGGGGGTCCTGCCCTTCTCGATCACGTCGCCGTAGCGCGATTGATGGCCGATGACTCCCTTCATGCCTTTCTCAGTGACTTCGCCGTAGATCGTGGAGATCAATCCCCCCTGCGCTCCGAAAACGCCCACAGGCGTGCGTTTCTTGACTTCCGCTTCCAGGAACATGACCGCCTCGGTCATCGCTGCGCTCATGGCCTCCTGGATAATCTCAGGGGCCTTGCCCTCGAAAACCTTGCCTTTCGTTGTTATGGTCGCTCGCAATTCCATTGCTTCGCTCTCTCGCCAAGACCGCTAAAGGTGACCCACCGCACCCTCCTGAGACCGAGGGCCACTTCGTGGAAGTCCGCTAAAAAACCATCCGCAAAGACCGCAAAATTTTGCGCCGGCCCCTTAGCGGAAGTTTTGCGCCTTCGCGCGGCCCATCGGGCCTTTTGCGATCTTCATTTATACTTTTCCACGACACGGATGAGCAGATCGTCTTCGATGATTTCGCCCAGGGCCGTTGTCGCTTTCACGCGCAGGTAATAGTTCAAATCGGTCGAGCCGGCCTGCACCCAGACGTAAACCACGGTATCGCTCTTCGAGGATCCGGCGATCATCGTGGCGCTGAGGTCCTGGCCCGCCTCATTAAAGATTTTCGCCTCAACCGCAGCGATCGTGTCGCCGCTAATCAGCGCCAGCGACAGATCGAACGCCAGGAGTCTTTTCTCCGAAGGCTGCTTTGTGTACGATGAAGGATTCATTGTGCTCCTCCTGGAGCACAAGGCTTAGGTTTAGGCTGAGGTTGAGAAACACTAAACCTAAACCTTAACCTTAGTCTTCCTACTAGATGTACTTTCATTTAATTTTTTCTTCTTTCCACAATAAAATTCACCGGGTGCGCCGCCACCCTGAACCCCGTCACCGTGGCAGTGTAGCCCTCTCCCAGCGGCCCCA